AAGGGCGGCACGGAGAGTTTCCACCTTTTGTTTCTGTGACTCAATCTCCTTTGCCAGCACTTGGTTTCTGGCTGTGAGAGACTCCACAGACGTCTCGTTTTTACCAAATTGAGATGTCACTAGTTTCATCTCGGATCCAAGCACCTTAAAGGAAGCGTTGATGTCAGCGATGGCCTTCTTGAATTCTTTTTCGCCCTCAAGACCAATTTTTAAGCCAAAATCATCTGCCATGTCTCCACCTCCTTAAATGCAGTCCGGGATGATTTCATCAATGTTGTGTTCAACCTTGGGTTTAGCCAAGCCATGAAACTGCTTGTGGCACTCCCAAAGGTCGAGGAGCAAGCCAAACGGCATCAGCCAAACCTCATCCATTGTCAGATGAAGCTGGCTGATGCCGTAGTACAAAAGGCGAGTAAACAGCTCCTCAGTGCTTACTCGGCCACCTCGTTTTTTGTATCAGGCTCACTTTCCACATTGCGCTGAATACCCTTATTCAAAGCCTCCATGATGGCATCCTTGTAATCAGACAGATCGATGGGGTTCGTAAAGAGTTCCATTTCCTCAGGAGTCAGAAGGGGCTTCTGATCATCCGGATTGCGGTAGTTGTGGATGAGAATAGGCTGATTTGCCATGAGAGTGATAAGCCAGATAATCTCGTCAATGGCCTGTTCAAAGTTCTCACCCTTCATCAGCTTATCGCCCAGGTTATCAAGCCCGCCGTATCTAGCGGCGATTTCCTTGGTGGCTCTGGTAGTCAGGAGCAGTTCATACTCCATCTCGGAGACCTTAATCTTTGCTGCACGTGCGTGGGGCATATTCGTTTACCTCCTTATGCGGAATAGGAAGGCTCGTACACTTCCTCATACCAGTTCGTAATTGTCTGGGCAGAAACAGCGGTATCGCCCTCGGTTGCCTCTGCCTTCCAGGGATGGTTGCCTTTGCCGTCCACCTTGTTTCTGCGCAGAACAGTACCCTCAATGGTGGGCGTATTGAAAGTAATGCTGTCACCCTTCGTGGCGAGTGCCGTGGCGGGAATGCCGAACTTCACGCGATACAGCCAGAAATACTTGTATTTGCCGTTGGACTTCTTTGCGCGGAAGCCGATAGCTACAGGGGTGCCGCCATCCTCGCTAGTAGAGATGACCACACCATTGCTGTCAATTTGGGAGCCGGTAAGGTCGGCAGCCACACTTGCACCAATGTCATCGACGCCGAGGGACAGAGTGCCGCTTTTGAACTCCTTTACAATCTCTGCCGCACCGTCATCGGCATACAGAGTAGCCTCTGCCAGCTCAACGGAAAGATCCGCAGAGATGGCTTTGGCAAGCTGTGTAGGAGTAGCGTAGGTTTCATCGCCGTTTTCGCCTTCCGTGATTTTGGCGTAGTACAGCTTATCAAGACCAATGGTCGCCATAATTATTCCTCCATTTCGTAATGTTGGGCCACATCCACAACATAGTGGTGGTAGCCAGTTTCCGTTTCAAAACCGTTATAGCGGCGGTCTGTGATGACGAAGTCATCGGCCAAGAGCGCCTTTACCATCCGGTTTTTCAGTGCGGTATAGCTCCCCTGAGAAAACAGGGAAATCCGGGCTTCCTGTACATCCGTTCCGGGAGCATTGTCCGCAAACAAATCAAAACTGTCGGACAGGGGTATTACGACGATGTACTGCTTGGGGGCAGCATCAGAGAAAAACCCTGTCTCAATCGGTATTGAGAGGCGGGAAAGAGTGGTTTGCAGATCAGAAAGCAGACTCACAGCTTTTTCACCTCCTGCTCAAATCGTTCCTGCATAGCAGCGATACACTCCTTTCTTGCGGCGCTTTTGGCGGGCTTGAGGAAGGGACGTGCAGGCTGTCCGTGCTTTCCATATTCCAGAACATTGGCAATCATGGCATTGCTTTTTCCGTCGGCACGTGGCTCGGAAAAGCCGACTTTAATGTCGTGGTTGCCGTTCTTGTCGAGTTTTACCGGAGACAAGCCGAGAGAAGATGCCAACTCGCCTGTGCTGCGGCTTGGGTGCTTGGTTCCCGAACCGATAACGGCAGAGAGCTTGCCTTGTACAGCCTTGAGTGCGACTTCACCGCCAGCCTCAAGTACCTGCTCGGCGACGGCATCAAAATCCTTGCCCAAGCGGGACATCTGCAGTAAGAAATCCTCCGGCATTTTCACATCAACTTTTGCCAACTGTCGCCACCACCTTCTTGGCCAGTACCTCCGTATACATACCGCGTCCCTTTACATCTTCCACAGAGGTGATATCAAACCGCTCGCCGTCGCAGACAATAAAGTGGTCAGTGGTGATGTCAACGTTCATCAGCTTACGGAAACGAAACAAGTCGGTCGCCTCGGAGAAAGCGGCGAGGTTTACCCAACGCTGACTGCCATGACGCCCCTCCTGATATACACGAATAGTGGCGAGGGTTATCTCCTCGGAAGAGGAGAACCCCTCACTGTCTTTGACTTTCTGAATGGCTTTGATTTCGGCAAAGCGGTTCATTTTTCCGTAACTCATGCCTTACACCTTCCAGTTCCGATCAAGCCGGAGCAGTAGATTGACCGTAGTCCAAACCTGCTGTCCGGCCTGTACGTTATCGGAGAAGAAGCCGCCTGTGCTGCCGTCCCTAGACTCATAAAAGTGTGAGGCCAGCATGATAACGGCTTGTTCTGTAGTAGGTGGCATGGGGTTCTCAGAATAGTAACCTTCTTCGATATGCTGATAACTTTCCGCGTAAGAAATGGCGGCGGTGATGAGACGCTCAAGCAACACATCATCCGCCGAATGTTCCAGAATCAGATTTTCTTTTACCTTACTCAGAAGCGTGCTCATCACCGTCACCTCCTCCTATTAGGTTGCGCTGCCAGCCATCTTCAGAACCTTGACGGCCTCAGGCAGGATCAGTCTGCCGTCTACGCGCTTGGTGGCAAGGAAGCCGACCTGACCATTGCCAGCATACAGCTCGTTCAGTCTGCGGAAGGTGATACCCTCACGGTCGCCAATCCAGTAGTACTTGAGATCACCAAATGCAATAACATTTTTGCCGGCCTCAATGGAAGGCACCGCGGGAGAGGCGTATACGGGGCGGCCCAGAATGGTATCGGGAGTACCAATCTGCATAGAGGGCTGCCACAGGTACTGCTTGGTATCATCCTTCAGCTTACGAATGGCCTGAATGGTGGAGTCATTCATCACCCAGACAGCATTCTTGCGATAAGGCGTGGGCAGGCTGTGGAAGAGATCGATAATCTCGTCTGCGGTGATTGCCGTCTCACTTGCTGCAGTTACACCCACAGAGGCACCTTCGGTTTCATGGAAGAAGCCATAGGGACGGTCGCTGCCGGTACCAGATACAAAGGCAAGCTCCTCGGCATTGCCAATCTGGCGAGCAAACTCCTGACGGAAATAGCTCTCAAGATCAAAGGCAGAGTCAGCCAGCAGCTCCTCAGAAATCTTGATCAGGGCAGTCAGTTTGTGAGCGGTCAGCGCCTTCTGGCCGAAGGTCTCATTGAGCTCAGTGATAGCGCTGTTTTCATCGGTCCAAGTAGCAGCACCGCGAGTGGATACCACAGGGATCTTGGTAGAGTTGGAAGAAGTGCTGAAGGTATGAGCCAGCTTACGAATCACCAGCTGCTCATCCAGTGCCTTTACCAGAGTGTGTTCAAAGGTCTCAGGAACAAGGAAGCCGCCCTCAGAATCGGTACCCTCGGAGAGCACATTGCGGATCTCCATATTGCTCTTGTTGCGCATATGGTTCCAGAAGGCGGACTTGTAGGTATCAGCGGCGCGACCGGACTTCTTGTCAGTAACACCCATGGGCTTTTCCGTAATGGGCTTGTTCACAGGCTGAGCCAGCTCGCGGTCCAGAGCCTCCTGACGCTCCATACGAGAGATCTCCTTGCCGAGGTCAGTGATTTCCTGTTCCATGCGGGTATAGGCGGCATCGTCCTCTGCGGAGAGCACACCCTTTTCGTTGCGGTGGGCCTCAAGGAAGGCCTTGGCACCCTCCCAAGCCTGTGCGCGCTTAGTTCTCAATTCATTAATAGTCATGATGATATTCCTCCTTAGTTAATATTTCATAAGGTTCAAACGCTCCATCAGATCGTCTACGAAGCGCCCGGTAGCTTCAGGCTTCTGTGCCTTTGCTGCCAGTTTGTTCATGATGGATGCCTCAACTGCCTTTGCAGAAAAAGCGAAGGCCTCTGCATCGACACTCTTCTTGGAATCCTCCAGAATGCCGTCGCAGAAGCCCAGCTCAATTGCCTTTTTTGCGTTCATCCATGTGGTCTCATCCATAAGATGAGAGAGTTTTGCGCGAGACAGATTTGTCTTGATTTCGTAGGCATTGATGATGCTTTCCTTCACCTCCGCCAGCATATCCATTGCCTTCTTCATATCTTCTCGATCACCAACTGCGATTGTGGAAGGGTTATGAACCATCATCATTGCGGTAGGTGCCATCAGGACCTTTGTTCCCGCCATAGCAATGACAGAGGCTGCGGAAGCTGCAATGCCGTCAATCTTAACAGTGACATTTCCCTTGTAGTCCATGAGCATTGCGTAGATCTGGCTTGCAGCGATACAGTCGCCACCGGGGGAATTCAGCCAGATTACAACATCGCCGCTACCAGCGAAGAGCTCATCACGGAACATTTGAGGGGTCACGTCATCGTCGAACCAACTATCCTCAGCGATGGTGCCATACAACTCAAGTACGCGTTCCGATTCGACGTCGGCCTGATTCTTCCACGTCCAAAACTTCTTCTTGTTCATCAGGGTTTTCCTCCTCTCCTGAAGTGTTTATATTTGCAAAAGCTCCCGCACTACACAGCGGCAGCATATTGCCATTAATGAGGTACAGATCGCCACCGTCTTCTGCTGGAATTCGGTCAAGGTTCTCCAATTCGCGGATATCATTGGCGGACATCCAACCGTTCTGTCGTGCAGTGGCATAACCATTCATGCGGCTTTGGTAATCGCCGCGGAGCAG